GCCTCTCTCCGGCATCCATTGCATGGCTTTCTTTGACAATGGAATGTAGAAAGGGCGCTTTGTCTTGAACATGACAGTATGCAGTCGGTACTTTTCTCCGTCCTTGACAATCTTGCCCCAGGTGATGGATCTGACATCGCTGCACCGCAGCCCTGTATAGCAGGCAAAGAGAAAGGCCTGTTTGATGTGTGGGTATGGGCTGTCTGTCGCTTCAAGCTGTTTAACTTCCTCAACAGTCAGGTACTCACGCTGACTCTCGGGTGCCTTGACTTTATCCTGCGCCGACAGCTTCATGATGGGATTGTCGGCAATGACATCCTCGCGCACAGCCATATTGAGGGCATTGCGCAGGCAGCCGAGGTAGTTGATGACAGAATAGTCCTTTAGCTTTTTTCCTCTTGGAGACCGATAGTCATTGCGAAGGAAGTTGGTCAGCCCTATGATATAGTCCCGATTCACATCCCTCATGGCAACATTGATATTGTAGGCAGTGAGCGCATGGATGGTATTGTGGATGAGTTTCTGGTCTTTGACTCCTTTCTGCTCCTGTGCCTGACGGAATGTCTCCATCCAGTCCTTCAGCAGCATCTTGGCCCGGATGGATGTATTCTTCAATCCGGCCTTGTTGTTGGTGATTTCAAGAATACGGTTGAGCTTGATGGTGTTGGCAGCACGCATGGTGTTTTCATTCTGTACCTTTGCCTGAGGATTAGTCTCTGGGATGAGGTAGAGTTTCAGGAACTCATAACTGCGCTTGCCGTTCACATAGATGTCGAGATAGAGAGAGCGCACGCCATTGGCAAGTTCTTTCTCCCGGAGTCTTACAGGCTCCTTGGTGTTCTTTGCGGATGTCTTTCGTGCCATGTCTGTTATAAGTTTTTGTCTATTAGTTCTATGGAATCATCTATCGTCTTGTTGATGATTTTTGCATATCGCTGTGTGTGACGGACGGATGTATGCCCCAGTAGTTTGCTTACGGTGTAAAGGTCAGCACCCAATGTAAGAAGCATCGTGGCGAATGTGTGCCGGGAAACATGGAAGGTGACGTTCTTTCCTGTTATGCCAGCCGATTCAGCCCAAGGCTTCAGATACTCTTGTATCTTGGAGACATCGAGTTTCTGAAAGACCTTGTCGTTCCGTTTCTCAGGCTCAGTAGGTCTTGGCGGCATCCATCTGCGAGCCTGGAGTGGCAGAGGCACATAGACAAGCCTTTCGGTCTTTATCATGCGTGTGCCGACTCTCCACACACCGTTATCAATGGTTATATCGGACCATTTCAGGGCGAGTACATCGCTACGGCGTAGTCCACAGTTACACGCAAAGAGGAAAGCGTTCTTGACGATTTCGCATTTGCAGGGAGTCTGAATGAGCATCTTCAGCTCGTCAATGGTGAGGTATTCGCGGACTTGTTCTCTGGGCAGGAACTTCTCTGTCGGGGTAAGTTTGCTGACTGGATTGGATTGTATCAGCCCTTCGCGAATAGCCGTGTTCATCGCGGTACTTAATTCGCTGACGATGTTAAACCCAGACTTGGAACTTATTGGATTACCGAATTTCGTCTTATATTCATTCTTCAGGAAGTTGATGAAGTCAAGACAGAACTGTTTGTCAACATCAGTCAAAGGAAGGTCATCATGGAAAAGTTCGAGCAGCTTCCTGAGGCGCTTTATGATAGAGAGATTGCGAACGCCTCGGTTTTCCTGGATTTCGCGATACTTGTCTAACCAATTAAATAAGGTGAGCTGTGGCGCTTCTACCTCTTGGCTCTGGACATACTTGCTGTCTGGCAGTTCCTTCTTCAGTTGCCGATTCCTCTTGCGGCATATCACTTCTGCCTTTTTGAGAGTCGCATCGTTCTTCCTTATCGATTTCTGGTCGGTTTCGGGAACCAATACCAAGTCAGGCAAACGCTCATAAGTACGCTTGCCTTCAATATAGATTTCCAGATAGATGACCTGATGTCCGTCCTTACGGCTTCTCAGGCACAATTTAACAGGCTCTTTGCTGTATTTCCTTTCTTTGCCCATACTCATTCCAAAAGAAGATGATCAGAAATCGAGTGCAAAGGTAACAAAAATAATTCAAATGTCGCAAATATGAGTAACAAAAAGTGGTAATTATAAGGATTTTTAAGGAAACGAAAGGAATTTGTTGTATTTACATAACACGCTTATTACTAAGGCTCTATATTCTTTTGTTGTCTTTTTAATTCTCTTGATTTTCTTGTTTTAGGTATTAGGTTTCACTACTTGATATGTGTCATAAGAATCAGGTACTTTTCCAGAAGTTTCCCCTACATTGATTGTACGGATTCCTTTTGTAGTAAGAGACAACAACTGTGTAGAAGAGGATTTTTCTCCTATATAATCTTTACTACAAATGAAGGTGTTTTTATTTCTAAGAACATCCCAAGTTTCAGGAATCTTTCCAACCCAACTAATTCCGCTGTCTTTCATCTGTCTCATTCTTCGTCCTCCTTGTTCTTTTGTTGTTCCATGAAGAACTGTTTCTGTTGCTCAATCTCGCGGCTCAATTCCTCTTCCGTCGGCATATAAGTCATATACTTTGCAGCATAGAGTTGGTCACTGTCGTGTAGCACGGAATAGCGTGCGATGGTCTTGTCTGTATCAGTACAGAGCAGTACTCCAATGGTTGGCAGGTCATCTTCGCTGCGCATCAGGTCGTCATACATGCGCACATACATATCAAGCTGTCCGATGTCTTGATGGGTTAGGCGGTGAGTCTTCAATTCGAAAATGACGAATCGTTTCATCTTGAAATTATAGAACACCAAGTCGATATAAAAATCATCTGTGTCAGTAACGATATGCTGCTGGCGCTCCACGAACGCGAAACCACGCCCGAGTTCCATAATAAACTTTTCCAAATTGTCAATGAGTGCTTGTTCAAGTTCGGACTCTGAATAACTGGAATGACGATGGAACCCCATGAACTCTGCAACAACGGGATTCTTGATATACTCCAGCGGGTCTGCCTTCTGAACCTTTGGGAGAACAGTGGTGTTGGCGGGTAGTTGTGCTGCCAATCGACGCTCGTAATATTGCGTAGCAATGTTGCGGTCAAGGTCTCTCACGCTCCACATGTTTTCTGATGCGCTTTCCAAATACCATAAGCGAGCCTGCGGATCAGTAACAGACAGCACCCTACGAAAGTGTGACCACTCCAGATTGTGAACACGCGTGTTCACAATCTCTATATCAGGAAAAAGCAAATAGAATTTCTTATAGTAGTCAAGATTTCGCTTGCTATAGCTCCGACCATAAACTGGCATCAGTTCTTCTGAAAGATTCTTTATAAGTCTGCTACCGTATGAAGCGCGGCTTTCGCCATCCTGTTGCTCTTCAACGATTCTTCGTCCAACATTCCAAAATGTTGCTATTGCTGCCTGACCTGCTGCTGCATAAGCTGCTTTCCGGCCTTGCTCTATAATTGTTCTGACATCGTTGATAAATGTCTGACCTTGTAGTGCTATATCGTTATTTGCCATAATCAACATTTTTGCTCATAATCTTAATCTTAGCAGATTTCGTCTGCTGTCAGACGAAATTGCATAGAAATGATTTCGCATTGTAAATATTAGTGCAATATCTTGTTCATAATCTCTGCTTCCTGCTGTTCGAGGGCTTTCAGTTCCTCGAAGATGTCAGCAGAAGGTTTCAGCGGCGTGTATTTGTAGAACTCGCGGGTGAAGGGGATCTCATAACCAATCTTAGTCTTCTTCTCGTCAACGACGAAATCAGGCGAGTAAGGAGCAACATTTTTCTGTAGGTATTCCTCTTTATCCGTCAACCAGGGAATCATCTCTGTATCGTTAAGAGCCTTGTCAAAGACCGGCTTACCTTTCTTGTCTTTCACCACGTTTCCTTCCGCATCGCGCTCAGGATTCATGATGAACAACTTGCTGTATTTGAAGTAGTCGTTTTCGCGCACTTTGCTTTCCACACGAATCTCTGTTCCGTCGGCAGCAGTCGTTGTCTGCACACCGTCGGTGAAGTCGTGGTAGGCCTGCATCACGAGTTGGCGAGCCGTTTCGGTTATTTCAACGCGCTTATTGCCAAGTGGCTTGCGACGTTTCTCATAGCATTGGCTCGCATCGATAAGCTGTACTTTGCCCCGACGCTCAGCCGATTTGTTTCGCGTGATAACCCAAATATAGGTGGCAATACCTGTGTTATAGAAAAGGTCGTTGGGTAATTGTACGATGGCCTCCAGCCAGTCGTTCTCCAAGAGATAGCCACGAATGTTGCTCTCGCCACTTCCTGCGTCACCCTTGAACAGCGGCGAGCCATTCTGAATGATGGCCATACGACCTGTGTCCTTCAGTTTTGCCACACCATTAAGCAAGAACAGCTGCTGACCATCGCCAATAGCAGGCAAACCTGGTTCGAAGCGACCTGCAGCACCTTTCTTGTTCTCGGCCTCGACAGCCGCCTTGCTCGTCTTCCACTCAATACCGAAAGGAGGATTGGAAATGATATAGTCGAACTTATAGCCCTCAAACTTGTCATCGCCCAAGGTGTCGCCCTGCCGCATATTGTCAGCGTTGCCACCCTTGATGAGCGTGTCGGCTTTCGCAATGGCAAAGGTCTGCTCGTTCAGCTCCTGTCCATAGGTGGTGATGTCAGCATCGGGGTCAATGTCCAAGAGGCGGTCGCTCATACAGCCCAGCATCTGACTGGTACCCATCGCCATGTCATAGATAGTGGCTGTGATACCCTCGTCCTCTAATCGTTCCTCGTCTTCGCCAACGAGCAGTTCCGTCATCAGATTGATGATGTCGCGGGCGGTAAAGTGTGCTCCGGCATGTTCGTCGTAACTTTCCGAGAACTTGCGCACCAGTTCCTCAAAAATGTAGCCCATATCTACCGAACTCACCTTATCGGCACCGAGGTAAGCCTTCTCCGTACAGAACTCTTTGATGACCAGATAGAGCAGGCCGTTTTCAGCCATTGTCTCAATTTCCTGCTGGAATTTCATGCGGTGAATCACATCAATGACGTTCTCAGAGAAGTGGTTCAAATACGACTCAAAGTTCTCACGGATATTCTCGGGGTCGCTGAGCAACGTCTCGAAGGTGAAGGGCGAGAGGTTATAGAACTTCTGCCCGGCAGCTTTCTCCAGGAATCCCTGCTTCACGGTGATGCCGTCCTCGTCAAGTTGGCGGTTCATGTCGAGCACCTTCTGCTTGGTTGGTGCCAGCGTGTCCTCGAAACGCTTTACCACGCACATCGGCAGGATTACATTACCATATTCGTGGGGCTTATATACGCCCACCAGTTTGTCGGCAATCGCCCAAATCAGGTTGGCTTTCTCTTGAACGTTGACTGTAGTTTGCTGTTGTAATTCGTTGATGCTCATATTTGTTTTTTCTGTAAAGTTAATCAACAACTCCGAACTGTATGTTCGCTATCGTTTATGTTACATAACAATTTTGCAAAGATAATGATTTTTTGTGATTTGACCAAACAGTTGGTTGAAAAATATGTTTTTTCTGTTGTTTTCTTTTAGTTGAAAGAAAACAACTCGCATTTGGTAAAAGGAAAAAAATAGTGTATTATTACAGACATTATAAAATTATGCGACGCTGTCGCACTTTTTTGAGGAAGTACGACATTATTGAATTGGCGCGACGGCGTCGCACCTTTTTTATCTATGGATTCATCCGATGGTGTCGGATGAATCTTTTCAATCAATTTGTGCAAAGCTGTCTCGCTGATTGTGATTTGTATTAACACGCTCTTCCAATCGTTTCGTAACTTGATATTCTTACAGTTCAATGTTTACTTTCCAATATCCCGTTTTGTTGCTGCCCACTCGGACAAGCAAACCAACCGATTTCAAAGTTGCTATATGCTTGTAAACCTGTCGGTCTTTCAGATTAAGTTGGTTGCAGATGTCATTAACAGTGGCTTTTGGTCTTTGATGTATTATTTCGATTACGTCCCGTGCAGATTGTGACAGTTCCGGGAATTTATCCTGCACTTTATCCTGTATTTTATCCTGCACTTTCGCTTCTTCCTCTTCTTCCTCTTCGTAGTTTTCCATTGCTTCCAGCAGGCATTGAAGCATGAATTCTATAAATAATGTGCTTTCGCCAGCTGCATCACATTTGGCTATAACGCTATAATACTCTTGCTGATGCTCTTTCACGATGGTTTCAACAGGAATCCACGAGAAGATGCCCTTCCAACGACTCAGCAGCATCGTCTGCCAATAGCGGCCCATGCGTCCGTTGCCGTCTATGAAAGGATGGATAAACTCGAACTCATAGTGGAACACGCACGAATAAACCAGCGGATGTGTCTTGCAGGTCTTCACCCAATGGAACAAGTCGCCCATCAGTTCTGGTACGCGGTTAGGCGGCGGAGCCATGTGCTGGCAGTTGCCATTGCCATCGAACACCCCGACACCCTCTTGCCGATAGTGTCCAGCGTTTCGCACCAATTGGCTCATCATCAGACCATGAGCCTTCAGCAGGTCTTTCTCTTTGAAAGCATCCAACTGAGGCATCAGGCGGTAAGCCTCAATCGCATTCTTCACCTCCTGTATCTCATCGGGAGCACCCAACACATGTTTGCCGTCGATAATGTCCGTCACCTGCTTCAGAGAAAGTGTATTATTCTCAATGGCCAGCGACGAATGGATAGTCCTTATTTGGTTTTTCTTTCGCAGCATAGGAGAAGGTACGTCGTTTCCTATGCGTGAGTTTAGGCTTCCCACTTGTTCAGAAATCTCTGAAATCTGGTGAAGAATCTTCTCTGTGATGTTAAATGGCGGTATATACATACTTCTTTATATTTAAATTTCTGTTTTGCCTGTTACGGCTTCGTAGATAAC